TAGGAGGCCACCACTTGAGTAGTGGCCGCCACGATCAATCTCCAACTTGGAGGTGTTCCGAAGCGCTCGCTATTGCGGTATCCAATACTGCCACAAGTGGTGCGCAGTCTTCAGGCGGGGACCCCTCAACCTCTGGACGCGGCCGCCCCTGGGATCCAACAGGTACCCCAGGAGTTAGGTCTAGCTATCCTTTGGAAGAGGCCCCCCTATCTTTGGACCGCTTGCGGCGTATGTTGCCGGCGGTTGGTACAGTCGAGTACCGCATTGTGGCGAGATGAGCCATTTTTATGACTTCATCCGCCCATACTAGGGTTGTACCGTCTGGAGCAACGCGGAAATCCACGTTGTCTTTAGATACAACTTCTAGAGCGGTGGCTCGAGCTTGTACGACCGCCTTGGTCATCGCCGTAAGGGTGTTCAAGATAGTTGCCTTGGACTGTGCAACGGTCTTGCTTGTTCTTGTAGACATTGCTTCAAAGGGATCCAAGAAGAGCCGTACTTCCAAATGCAACCAATGCATGAGGTCGTCGGATTCTCGGACCTTATGGGCTTTGTCGAACTCTAATTGCAGCAGCGCGATATTACTTCGCAAAGCCGCAAAAGGAGGCAAGGACAGCAGTAACGATTGGGCATCCAACCCTTCAGGCACCAGCGCAAGATACTTTGGCATTTCCAACTGGAAATCTACCAAGCTCTTGTGCTGGCGCTTGAGTGCCTCTTCTATAACTCTTGCCTTGCACTCGTTGAGGAGGACCATCAGATTTCTCTGAGAAGTTCTCCCCGCGAAGCAAGACAAGGGCTTACCTCCCGCGAGCTCTAATCCTAGTATTCTAGTCTTAGTTGCTCGGAGAGACCTACTATCCTCGCGAGAGGGTAGCAGAAAGAATCTCCAGGCCTTCTCGGCCAAGCGGTATGGGTAACCGCCCGGAAGCAAGAGGGATAGGAGTTCAGCACACAAGCCCCGGGTTACCAAAGTACCGGACCGTGGTACCCAGCGTCTTTCGACTTCCCTTAACCAGGTCGCCAGTTCATAATAGGAGACATAAGCCACAATCTCCCTTAGGGAAAATCCCTTAGGAGCATTTGTCTTAGCCTCTTTTCTGAATCTGACGGCTTCGAGAAAGGAGCCGAGGGGCGCAGGGGATACCTCGTTGCGATTGTGAATCCATCTCTTAGCAAATTCGTACGTGGTTTCACCCACATGCGTCTTTGTTTCAGAGATTTCAACACCTAACTGTTGCATAACCGTACGGTACTGCTCTGCGACGACACCGTTTGTCAAGACGATATCATCACCGAGAAGTACGTACTGTGACCAGGTAACGGGTAAACCCGCTTTCTTGGCGCACAGGCGCACGATCGCGTGGTGAGTCACTGCAAATGCAGTCCAGGATGAATATGCTCCCATGGGTTGGCCGCAAGCATAGCGCACATAGTGCCTCTGCGAGGGGTTACCCCAGGAAGTCATATAGTCCCGGTTACAGATGAGTGCTCTCCAGGCAGCCGCATACTCCGTGGAGATCATTTCAGCTAGGACCTTCTCCTGTATTTCTACAGGAAGCCGGTCCGTCGCTGCACTGAGATCCATTGAGTAGTACGGCCCTACAACAGGAAGCTTCGCCGCGAAGGACCCTTGATTAAAGGTACAATCGCTCACTAGCGTTTTCAAGTGCCCCATAAGGGCCTTGTGTAACGGCAGTAAAGCAGATTGTGTCCAGTAGTCAAGGATCGCAATGATTCGGCACTTGGCTTCCTTATCCTTGATCAGCGAAAGTCGACCCAAGAACCCTTTCGGGCGCTTGAGACCGACCAAGCTGAGCCAAGTAGGGACGCTGAGTTGTCGGATGGTTGCAATCGTAGAGACGATAGCCTCCCCCCCCAAGGTCTGCAGATGACTAATCTGCTCCTCGGACAGGAGGGAAGCGTCCTCTATGGACCCTAGCATAGCTTGCGCGTTCGGGCCTGACTTTGTTGACACGTGACACCCCTCCCAAGCTAGGCTTGTAGGGGCGATCTTCCAACCTAACTCTTTCACGACACCAACCAGATCACGGGCGATTTCGTCCGAATTAACGATCTGTGAAGGGGCTGTGATTGTAGAAAGGTCGGGGGACTTCCAACCCGGTAAGACGCGGGAAAGACCCAAAAGGGTCAGACCCGCTCGAACCAAAGTTGGATCACGCGCCACGAAGAGAGCTGAGATCCAATGGGCGGGGAGCCCATCTTTTCTCAGTCTCACCAAAGGCCCTGAAGGAGTGAGGAGCGGCTGACCACACAGGTAGCGAGTACACGCAAGCCTAAGATCTTTGATCCAGGCTATAGTGTCAACCTCGCCCCTATGTAGGCACCGTTCTTTCACTTCCTTCACCCAAGCTGAAGTTGACTTGCGTAGGTGACCAAGACCCAAGTAGTGCCTGAACAGGAAGCTAATAGCAACCTGGGCGAGCATTATCTTGGCTTGTGTCATTTTGCAATAAGTAGCCCTGTTGTAATGGATCATCTTTTCGCAACGAATCACCACGGACCCGGGGTGGTCCAGGTTCTCACTGCCCTTGCCCTCACGAGCAAGACTGGTGAAACCCGCCGCCCTTTCGGGCTTTGGATTACACCTGCGAATGCAGG